TGTCTGCCCATCGGTCTTGCCTTGCCTCGGCTCGCTGCCTGACTATCTTCGCCGTGTTGCTGCCCAGCTCCTTATGTATCTTGGCGTGGCAGGCATAGCACAGAGCACGCAGACCTTGCAATCCGCAGTCGATAGCCAACCGCTTCATCTCGTCTTTGGTTCGGGCTGTCTCAATGGGTACGATGTGATGCACACACCTGGCACTCGTCACGATGCCCTGCTTCAGACACTCCTCGCACAGTCCGTTGGTGCTCCTGAGTTTGGCAATGCGCAGTTCCTTCCACTCGCGGCTGTTGTATATCTCCGCCTTGTCCTTCGCCTGCTGCTGGTTCTTACACCTCCACGGTAGCCGCTTACGTTGTCCGCTCATATCATTACATGCTTTCGGGTCGCGTCTATCATCTTCAGCAGTTCACCGATGCGCTTGCCGTCCTTGCTGTTGCGCTTCTCGACGGCAGCGATATACCGTCGGCATTTCTTCAGGCAGTCGTTTATCTCTGCCTGTGCCCATCCCGCGATGAAGTAGTCACGGCTCTCGTCAACCTCGGTGTCACGTCCGATGATGTCGTCAGCCGCTATGCCGTCGATGCTTGCCCCGTCGTTGTAGTAGAGCTTGCTGCCAGCATGTTCCACATAGAACTCGTGCGTGGCCATCACGTATTCATCGTCAACGAACGGGTCAGTCTTACCAATGTAGATGGCACGGCACCCGTCGCGTGTCTTGAACATGTCGCCAAACGTGGCACGCGCAAACCTTGGATATAATGTTGTTTCACTCATACGCTAATACTCTTGATCGAAAGGTCTGAATCCTGACTCCTCTTCTTTCGCCCGCTCTTCGAGGTCGGCCAGATACTTGTCGGCCTGTTCTCCGTAGGGTCTGATGTCGGGTGTGTCGGTGGTGGTCGCGTCGTCTTCGTCGAAGCGGATGCGCTGCTGACTGTTGGCCAGTGAGTCGGGCGTGCGGTGGGGCTTGCGCTTGTGCTTCTTGCCGTACTCGATGGCGCGCCCGAAGTCGTGGAAGTTGCCGACCTGTGGCAGTTCGTCAGCGTCCATCTGGTTGAGGTGGTCGATGAGTTGCGCGTCACACATCATTGTCAGTGTCTCGCGCAGGCTCTCCGTCTGGTAGGCCACTCCCACCTGCCGCAGTTCCTTGTAGAGTCCCTTCATGGCGACCTCGGCCACGCGCTCCAGGATGTCATCAACACAGAGCGTCATCGTGGGAGTCTCGCCCGGCAGGAACGGCTTGTCGATCATGGCGAGGCCAAAGCCTTGCTTGGACTGCTTGCCGTCGTGCTGCTGTAGTACGAGGATCACCTGAGCCACGTCCATCGTCGCCGTAGGGTTGCTGAATGAGAAGGCTTTGTTCCAGTCCGCATCCATCTTCAGCATGTGGAGCAGGGCTTGCATCTGTGGCGGTACGGGGCCGTTGACTTTCGCGGTCTCGATGATGAACTCCAAGACGAGTTGCATAAGGCCGTAGATGTCGGTACCTCGCGCCCGGCAGATGATGTTCAGTAGCTCCGCCACCCACAGCGGTACTTTCGTACTCACATTCTTCACACCAGCGTTCTCCTGGCTATTCTGTTCTCCTATCATCGTCTATTTCTATTAGTTGATTTATCAAAGGATTTTCGCTTATTATCTCGCCAACAGTCCTAACGCCATCAATATTGGAAGTTGGCGGTATAGGTCTGTGTTTCTTGCCAGGGTATGCACGCCGAAGGGTTTCTCGCCACTCACGGACTCGCGGGTCGCGCAGTTCGACGGGATCAAGGAAAGGCTCGTCGGAGTGCCATATCTCGGTGATGATGTCGCCTATCTTGACGCGTTCCTGCTTAGGTTCTTCCTTGCGCGGCTTGTCGCCCGTCCGCATCATACGGATGGCGATGTCGGCCACGTCAGCCTTGTCACCATCCTCCTCACGCCAACAGGCGTCGAAGAAGTGGGTATATACTCGGCAATGGTCATAGCCCAGTTTGTCGGCTACCTCCTGCCATGCCTCGCGCCCGTCCTTGTCGGGCCACAGCCAAATGGTTCGCCCTTGGTCTATCAATGGCTGGAGGCTGTCGAGTTGCAAGTGCTTCAGACCGCCACAAGCCAACCACAACTGGGTGTCGGGGTCGCCGTAGTAGTTCGCCATGATGATGGCGGTCTTCTCTGATTCCACGATGTTCACAACCGCCTTCGGATGGCTGCTCAGCAGATGCGAACCGAAGAGCGGCTTGATGATCTCGTGATGCTCTGGGTCGAGCTGCTGGCGACATCCGTCCTGATTGTATATCCATCCGGGGTGCTGCGTCTTGTCGCGGTGTCCGTCGGGCAGATAGCGCATCAGCTTGGCGGCTCTCGGTATGCCGTTGTGGTCTATCTGCCAGAACACCACGCGACCATCCTTCCAACCGCCCACGCAGTACATCCACAATGTCTGTTGCAACCGCGCTCGCTGCTCATCATCCCACGGCAGATGTTTCAGCCAATAGATGAAGAGCGTCTGGTCACCGCCTATCTCCATTGTGCGACGGACATACGACCGAGGTATCTCCAGCACCGGCAATGGTGCGGGCTTCGGTCGTGGTGGCGGTGGAGTGTAGTTCAGCGGTATGTCGTCGACTGGCTCGTTGTACTTCCTACCCAGCCATCGGATAGCGTCGGGGAACGATAGCCGCTGGTGCTCCATCAGGAATTGCACGGGGCCACCCTTATGATCGCAAACGAAACAGCGGTACGTGTTGCCGTGGTTCTTCTCCGCGATGCTCGACGGCCTCACGATGAAGTTGCCGTCGGTCTTATCGTCGTGGAATGGGCAAAGTCCGGTGAGGTTCACGCCCGCCTTGCGGAGCGTCACGAAGTCGCCCACGACATCCTCAATCTTTGCGCGGTCAAGCACTCGCTTAACTACGTCGTCAGGTATCTTTGGCATAGGTTGAATATTAGGTTATATGTCCGCTTCACTTTACTATACTAAACCGCTGCGGTTTGCTATATTAAATCGCTTTGCTTTACTATACTAAACCAATGCGGTTGGATTTTTGGAGTCGATTATCTGTAAAACCATAAACGTGCGTGTGCGTGTGCGCTACGCGCGTCGCCCGTGTGCGTGGTTTCCCATTCCCATCCCTTTACTTAGTTAAGTAAAGGGTGGGGAATAGGGAAACGGGCTCAGCGGTGGGAATCACGGCTCAGAGTGCTTATATTTACCCGTCAGCGAGTTCTTCACCAGATAGCCCTTTTCGAGCGATTCATGGAAGATTTCACTGATGCGTCGGTTGCTCGTCACGCCTTGCGCCTTCAGATGGTTGGCGAGGTCGGTGTATCGCTCTTCCTTATCGCTCCAGGGATAATCCTTGAACGGGTCAGTCTTGATACTGCCGTCTTCATCGTCGGTGTACTCATTGACAATATCCTCGATGGCTTCTGCTGCCGTTTTCGCGGCGAACACGGCCTTTTCTATCACCGATTGGGATAATTCATCACCTCGCTGAACGTGTGCCGCGAGGATGCCCGTCACGATGTAACTCAGCTGTGAGAATGTCGGTGCTTGTTTCTTGGTCATAAATCTTCAAGTTTTATCTCTACCCAGTCTTTTCGGAGTATTCTGTACTTACCAGTCATCATCAGCTTACGCATACAGATTTCTTCCGTCAGGAACATATCGCCCTCGGATGGTAGTTCTGTGTACTTTTCGCGGTTGATATACTTGTTTATCGTTGAGCGAAGTTCAATAGCCTGCTCCATTGTCGGTACGTTAGGCTGTGTCAGTATGCCTTCATAAAAACGCTTTGCATATTTACCGATGTTGTACTTGCTGGTGTACTGCTCAATCGTGATTGTATTAAACGACTCCTTTTTATCGTGAATTGCTTGCCACATTTCACAGATTGCTTTGTGGAAGTCTTTCTGAGCTTCCTTTCTTGATTTTCTTGGTCTCATAGTTCCTTTTGTTTTTTAATATGGTACATTGTCGTCATTTGGTGATTCAAATGGCAGGTCTTGCGTCTCGTCATTCGGTAGTGGCTTATCAAGACCTTTGTAGTGATACTTCGGACGATCCTTGGTGCCATCCTTATAGATGATGCCAACGTCGAGTGCCTTATTGATGAGATCAGCCCTGCGGCGGTTGCTCGTCACGCCCTGCTTCACCAGTGCGCTGTCAACCTCCGAACGGCTAAGTCCTGCGGAAGTCCAATTCATTTTGCCGAACCTCTCGTCGGCCTCCTTGATGAATTGCATCTCCTTGTTGTCAACCACCTTCACGCCATTGTCCTCAATCTCCACAGGCTGACCCCAGCCACCGGCATTGGTGACATATTGGAACAGCCAATCGGCAACGTCTCGGCCACGCGCCT